TGGCACGGCGGGTACTTCCGGCACTCCTGTCCCCGATATGATTTTGAATAACACAACATTCACAACCGGCGACACCGTGAGCATTACGTCATGGTCGTTTAGTCAACCGGCTAGTTAATAAGGGTAGAATAATGCCAAAACCAGAACATCAACCAACTGAGGAGACGCGCGAGCTTGTTACTAAACACTCGCGCGTGGGTACTCCACAAATGATAATCATGCAAATGCTTGGTCTTAAGTGTCCAAAGACATTGAGAAAGCATTACCGTGAGGAGTTAGATATTGCAAAGCATAGTGCCAATGCGGATATTGGTGGCGCTTTGTATCATAAGGCTATGCAAGGCGATACATCTGCACAGATATTTTGGCTTAAAACTAGGGCCGGATTTAGCGAGAAGAACGCGCTTGATTTAACTAGCTCAGACGGCTCAATGTCTCCAACATTTGTATTTAATCCAGTGGGCGCTGATTTTGAGTCAGATGTCTAATCAAATAAAGATTGATTACGTTAGCAAGTTGCACCCAGTGTTTACTAAGCCTAAACGTATCAAGATTATTGTTGGTGGGCGTGGCTCTACAAAGTCCACCGGCGTAGCTGATTACGTTGCGGCTAAAATGGCATCTGGTGAGCTGTGGTGCTGCGCTCGTGAGAATCAAAACTCTATTGAAGAATCGGTGCATCGTACCATTTTGGATGAGATAAGCCGGTTGCAGATAGACGGCTTTGAAGATACAAAAACATCGATAGTACATACATCAGGTGGTCGCGCTTTCTATCGTGGCCTAGCTCGCAATATCACCTCGCTAAAGTCTACACTATCAGGTATTGACGGGTTGTGGATAGAAGAGGGTGAGGACATAAGCGCAAACACATTGCGAGTATTAACCGCATCTGTCCGGCTTAATGCTAAAGATTCACAGCGGCTAATCGCCGGTGAAGACGTTAAAATGCCCGAGATAATCATCACGATGAACCGCGGCACAAGGCAGGGCGCGGTCGCTCAAAAATGGTTGATACGCGCTGAAAAAGAGTTGCAACGTTGCGGTTACTATGAAGATGACCTGGTAATGGTCGTGCAGATGAATTATACCGACATGCCTAAAGCATGGTTTGATGCTTCAGGCCTTGAGCAGGAGCGCATTGACGATGAGAAAAAGTTATCAGTTGCTGCGTATCGCCACAAGTGGCTTGGTGATTATCTTGACGAGGTAGAAAACAGTATCATTAAGCAGGAATGGTTCGAAGCCGCTATTGATGCTCACAAGCTCGATAGGCTCAAGAAAGTATTTGAACCAAGAGGTGCGATAATTGCAGCGCATGACCCATCAGATACAGGTGACGACTCGAAAGGCTTAGCCATACGTCACGCATCGGTGATTAAATATGTAGGCGAGTTGCTTTACGGTGAAGTTGATGACGGCGTTGACTGGGCTACAAGTAAAGCGATAGATTATGGTGCGGATTGGTTTATATGGGACGGTGACGGTTTAGGCGCTGGGGCTAAGCGGCAAGTGGCTGAAAACCTTGACGGCAAGAAAGTCCAATACCAAATGTTCAAAGGCTCGCTGTCCGGCAAGGGTCAAGATAATGCGCAAAGGATATACCAACCCGAGCACAGCAACACTAAGCCGCAATTGTATGAGCAGACGTTTAAGAATAATAGGGCGCAGTATTATACAGCCCTAGCTGATAGGCTTTACGCTACATACAAATGCGTAATCAAGGGTGAATATATCGACCCAGCAGAAATGATTAGCTTTGACTCTGACGGCATTGAAAACATGGACGCATTGCGCGCTGAGGTTTGCAGAATCCCAAGAGTGATAAACGGCAATGGATTAGTGCAGATAATGAACAAAAAAGAAATGAAGAGTAATGGCATAAATTCGCCAAATATGGCCGATAGTGTTATGATGTGCTTATTCTCACCCCCCATTAAAAAGAAAATGAAACCGTTAAAATACGGTAATTCATCGGTTATTTAAGGTAATCAAAAAATGGCAAAAATGACAGAAAATGAACTCGTATCGCTACTCTCTCAAGCTAAGCAAGATTGCGCGGTTTATACGGGCGAATTTATGCGCGAGAACGAAAAATACCTCGAGGCGTATATGGGGTTAAAAACTGGTGAGTTCGCAGCAAGCCCGGAAGAATCAAGCGTTGTATCTAATGATGTGGCTGATGTGGTTGAAGCTGATATGCCTAGTCTTGCACGTATCTTTATGGGTAGTGGTGATATTCTATCGTTTGAAGCAAATACCGATGATGAGCGCGAGATTCAAGAGGCGGAAGATAAAACAAAGTATGTAAACTGGGTGGTGCGCAATCAGCCAGAGTCATTCAAGATTCAGCATGACTGGCTAAAAGATGCTGAAATTCAGAAGTGTGCAGTAGTTAAGTATTTCTATGAAGAATCAAAAGACGTTGAGGAAGTTGAATTTGAAGGCTTAACAGAAGATGAGCTGGTTGAGGTTATCGATAGCTTAAAAGGCCCAGATATTAAAAAGGTCGAAATTGTTGAGCAAGAAGAAGAGGGCGGCTTTTTTAACATTAAGTTCAAAGTGACCCGAGAAGCCAAAAAGATACGCATAATTAACGTACCGCCCGAATCATTCCTAATTAGCCGCAACGCCACCAGTAAAAGTGATGCTGAGGTTATCGGCGATGTCATCCAAAAGACGCGCAGTGAATTGCTTGCTGACGGTTTCTCGCGAGAGCTGATTGAGTCACTGCCGAGCCAAGAGAAAGATATTGAGTTAGATTCAAGGCTAAGCCAGATACGAAACAAAGACCAAGGCGGGTCGTTTAACAGCGAGACGATAAACAACTGGGCTAATGAGCAAGTAGAGATTGTTGACCTGTACGCACGCATCGACTTTGACGGCGATGGTATTGCAGAGATGCGGCACGTCATGATGAGCGGTAACAAAGTACTGGTTAACGAATATTTCAACCACAAACCATACGCAATGCTTTCTGCTGTTTTGATGCCACACAAAGCGGTTGGTAGAAGTCGCGCTGAGATTGCATACCCAACACAGCTAGAAAAGACCGCGCTTAAACGTGGCATGATGAATAACATGTACATGACTAATAAGCCGCGTACAGTTGTGCATGACTCAGTTAATCTTGATGACATGTTGACCGTCAGAACGAACGGTATCATTCGTATGGATAACGAAAAGAACCCAAATATCTTACCTCAAAGCGCGGTCTACCCACTCGTAACGCAATACACAGGCGATAAAACATTGCAGGTTATTCAATACGCAGACCAACAGCGAGCGAACACTACGGGCGCGCTCATGTCGTCTCAGGGCTTAGATGCTGATGCAATTGCGAAAGAGACCGCAACAAGATTTAGCGGTATCGAGAAGAGTGGTGCGGCTAAGATTGAGTTGATAGCAAGAAACTATGCAGAAACGGGCTATCGTGACCTGTTTGAGGGTATCGCATGGCTTGCTAGTCGTTATCAAAATACCGATGTTGAGTTTGCCGTACTTGGTAAAGCTATGACGGTTAATCCAAGTAGATGGAAGTACAACCATAACGTGCGTACCAATGTTGGTTTGGGTGCGGGCAATAATGAGGCGCTAGTTGCTAGCTTGCAGGGCATTTACCAGATTCAACAACAACTTAAAATGGCAGGCTCAACACTAGTTGATGAGGTTGATATGTTTAACACACTCAAGCGTATCACTGATGGCCTTGGATTACCTCGCGCTGATGAGTTCTTTAATAACCCAGAAGAGCCAGACCAGTTATTGAAAGCGCAAAATGAGCAATTAAATCAGATGGTTATGCAGTTACAGCAGACTATGCAACAAATGCAAAACCCACTGGCAGAAAGTGAGCAGATTAAAGCTCAAGCTGGATTGATTAAAGCTAAGTCTGATGCTGAAATTAAGATGATGGAAATGCAGCAACAGCAGCAGCAATTTATCGCTGAGATGCAAGAGCGCGAAGATAAGCGCAATGAAGAAATGGCGGCCAAGTTAACTGAAATGGAATTAAAGTACAATAAAAATGTGCCAGGAGCGCTAGTATAATGAGTGATAGACAATTGCAAGAACTTGAAGAGCGCGGAAGACAGGCGCAAGAGTTGCTAAATCATCCGCTAATGCAAGAGGCTTTCATCAAGCTAAAAGGCGAGTTATTGCATCAATTCAACAGCACAGGTCTTGATGATGAGAAAGAGCGGCTTAATGTATGGCAACAATCACAAATACTGGATAAATTTCAGCGCAACTTTGAAAGTATTGTTAAAACTGGCAATCATGCTAAAATAAGCTTACTGGAAAATGCAAAAAACAAGTTGCGAAATATAATTTAATTTAATGTTGAACAACCAAATAGGATTCAACCAAATGTTTGAAGTTAACGAAGGAATTAGCATTGCAGATGCAGTTGCTAACGCTAAAGCAAGACAATCAGAGTCAACCGAACCA